ATAAGACTCTCTAAGTTTATCTGGATCTAATTTAGGTGCGATCTCCCAGAGTTCAACCTCTTCCTTCTGAGTATCTTTTTGTTTAACACCCATTGCCTTACCAACCATGTTGAATAACTCACGCTTCTGCATTGGTTTCAAAGTATCAGGAATACCTTGAGCAAATGATTGGAAGTTACCTTGTGTTACATAATTTCTCATCTTAGATGCAGACATTCCCTGCACATCATCAGAATCTGGATCTCTTGAACCACCAGACATCACCATGATTTGTTCAAAATTATAAAGATCTGATCCATTATACTTCTGTGCAAGTCCTTGAAACTCTGACATACGATCCTGTCCTACCATGATAGTAGCATTCGTATATCCATCACCATATGCATTTGTTAAGACATCAAATATAGTATTTGCATCAGCATCATTTTGAATGTTCTCTTCATAGTCAGGGAACATTTGTTTCATATAATTAATCTTCATTCCAGGATCAAGGGGATTTTTCTTTGGATCCTGTGTACGACTTGGATATATTTTTAAATCTGACTCTGTTCTCTTTGCTTCTCTTGCTGCAGCATCATTGAATCTACCGAATACAACTACAATTCCTGGTGCTCTCTTTGGTTCTTCTCTATCTAACTTCGGTCTCTTAAAAACTCTTGCAGGTTCTGGTGCTTTTGGTTTTACTGGTTTCTCTTCTTCTTTCGCTTTCTCTCCACCTCCAAAAAAGTGCAATCTACCCTGCATGGTTTTTGCGACAAGATTCCCCTGCTTGTCGTACCAGTCGCCATGACCGTTACCGACTAAACCAAGTAGTTTCGCTTGTCTTGAGGCAGATGTTTCAACCGCTTCTTTAAAAAATGAACCGAAATTCTTCATAATTTGTGTCTTTTAGACTACCAATATCTTATATTTATCTTAGAATAGAACCACCTAACATGGTGTGACTTATAGATGCCATCTCATACATCAATGAATGTATTGAAAGATCTGTATCAGATACCCACTTCTTTGCGTTTTTATTATCTATCCAACACTGCAAACTTCCATAGGTTGCCTTTGGTATATCATCATCGAACCACCAATCTTGCTTCATGATCCCGAACCTATACCTTTTTCCATATCCTCTTCACTACCATAGATTGCTATTCTATCTGCACGTTGTTGTGGAGTCTCTCCTGCTGCCTTTGCTCTAGCAGCAAATGCCTTATTCTTTGCCTGTTGATCTCTTTTCTTTTGAAGCATTATGGTATATTTACCTGGTCTCTCATCAGGTTTCTCACGTCTATTCTTCTTTGGTTCATTCGCACCCATTCTTTGAGGATTATACTTCTTCATCACTATCTGAAATGCTTTATCATTTTTTGCAGTTCCACCTTTGACTATTTTTTTACCTGTCTTTGTGTCTATACCTGTTTCTTTCTCATAACGATTACGTTCAGCAAGTGTATAGTCAATCACCTCTGAGAGTTCTTTACCTTTCAACTGATGAGACATGTTCAATCCCATTGCACGTAACTTAGTCTTGATAAGATTCATACGAGTTGGCAGTGATCTCATATCCTCTACCTCTTTCATCTTATCGTCCATCTCTTTCTTCTTCTCATTCACATTACCATAAGTCTTACATGGTGTTTCTCCACATCCGCAGTTCTTTTTACCCATTTCCTCTTCATTGAATATCCTATCCAAATTTTTTCTATCTGATATCGTTTTCTTTTTATTATAAAGATATTCTGCTGATGAACTTTTAGTTTTAGATCCTTTTATTTTTTTCTTTCCACGTTGTTGATCACTAAATTGTTTTCTTGCTCTACCTCTTGCAACATCTTCAGGTTCTCCTGGTTCTCTTGTAATAAATGCTTTTCTATCAATGTCTCTATTTTGACCTGGTGTTGCATTTCTCTCATTTCTTTTCTGAGTCAATTGGTCTATACCACGAAAATTCTTTTTCTTAGAATAGATACTATCTATTTTTGCTTCACTCGTGTACTCTTTTCGAGACATTTTGATTGCTTCCTCTGTTCTTGTCTTCGTCGGAACAATTTTGTTTTTATAGGTTGGTGCATTCTTTGAAGCATCTAAAAGTTGTTGTTGTCTTTTCTGTTTCTGTTTATTCTTATATGTCATTCCCTCATGCTCTTGTTCTTCACCATAATAAGCGGTTCCATCACCACCAGTTGGTATAGAACCTTTTAGTTTTTTATCAGAAGTTTTTGATGATTGATCTTGTGATACTGGAGGATTTCCTGTTTGTTTGTTTCTATTAAGTTTTATAATCTTTCCACCTTTATAGGTCTCATTTACAGAAGCATATGCCTCCTGTAAAGAATTCATGGTATCTTTATCATACTTCATGGTATCTCCTACTTATTTTTCTCACGCTTTGCTTTTGCTTTAGCGAGAATACGCTCATTTGCAGCATCTCTTTCTTTTTGGGGAATATTGGCATCGCCACTAGTAACTGCACCTAGTTTCTCATCTGGTTTGTCATATCCTTCATACACTTTTAGGTATTCATCTGTTAGAGATTTATACTTATCGCTTGCTTCTTGATGCTTACCTTTATTTGTTAGGTCTTTAACTTGATTAAGTGTCTCTCTTTTTTTCAACTGCATTGCGGTTGGTTTCTTCTCATTATAATACTTACCAGTACCAGACTCAGGAGTTGCCTTACCATATGCTTCAAGAATTTGTAACTGTTCTGCATGAACCTCTTCAATTAAAGCACTATCTAAAGTAACCATGATTCTTTGTGCATGATCAAAGTCTTTTGCAAATCCCTCATCAATTAGATATGCTGTAACAGTATCGAACATATCAAGTCCTTCTGCCTTGACTGCTGTTCTCTTTTCTAAAGCAGATAGTGTGTCAATACTCTTTCTAGCAGCCTTATTCACCATGCCTTTAATACCTTTCTTTACACTTGAACCTGCTTTTTTAATGCCTTCAACTGCTTTTTTAGGAGCATCTGCAACTGCCTTAACTTTCTTTCCTACTCTATCTTTAACATCTTTGAATACAGCAGAGCGAAGTTTACTTCTTGTATCTTTTGCACCACCACCCAACATAGAGACTTTTAGTTGACCAGAAGTTTGTTTCTTTGCCTTTGTCTTTTCATACTTCGGCATATCAACTTCTTTATATTTTTTGATATCTTTTGCATATTTTCCTTTAGCGGTCTGAAGTTTGTCTGAACCACCAGAACCTTGATATTTTTTATTTCTTACATTTGGTCTTGTTGGTTTTGTAGGTGCTTTTGCTGTTTGTGCAGATTTAGTTGGCATTAATCCTCTCTTACCTGCATAATCAGCCATTCCACCATGCATCTTTGCTTTTACTTTTGTAACTGCCTTTCCAATAGACTTCTTAATCTTCTCTGTTTTCTCTTTAGATGCTTTTGCCTTTTCTTCTTTTCTCTTCTTAACTGCAGCGACCATTGAGTTTTCTGAATTACCACCTGGTCTAACATCAGTTGGTCTATTATCACCAGAAGTAACAGTTGCTTCTTCTAAGTAAACTGTAAATGCACCTTCAATTGCATCAAGTTCAACACCTTCATCGAGAAGATCATATACAACTTCTTCAACAAGATTATCTAATTCTTCTTCTGAAAGTTCATCTACAAAAGATAAATCTATTCCTTCTTTGACTTCTTCTTCATCTTCATGTGGAATCACATTACCATCAGCATCTTTTTGATGGTGCTCATACATTGAACGATATGCAGATACTAAGTCTAGACTTTCTTTCTTATCTTTCTTTTTATCTTCTTTTTCTTCCTCATCCTCTTCTTTATCGCCATCCTTACCCATTGCCTTACCAATAGCAGCACGACGTTTCTTTAGATACTCATCAGATGAATCTACATCACCATCATTATCGACATCATCGTCCTCTTTGCCCACTGGGTCGAGTTTTTTCTTTTCGTATACTAACTGGTAAGCTTCCGCAATTTCTTTGAGATCCATTGAACTTATAAGAGTCTTTCATTATATTTATAAAAGTATTATAAGTCACCATCCTCTCTGTTCTCAGAGTAGTAAACATCGAACTGTCCACCAGGATATCTCTTCTCTAATTTTTCTACATTTCTTGCTACAACATCTTCAAAAGAAATACCAAGTGCCATGCATGCATTTGTTGCATACCAGATTATATCACCGAGTTCTATGATAAGATGTTCTCTGTTATCTTCATTCCAAGGTTTGCCTTGAAATACCATCTTCTTCACGATCTCTAAGAACTCACCTGCTTCAGCATTTAATCCAACACCTGCAGTTACTAATCTCTCAATATTTGCACCTTTCTTATCTAATTCTACTAAACGATCAGATAATGCAAGAAAATCTTTTGACTCATCGGATGTAACAGCATCCACAAACTTAGAGTACTTATCGAAATCAACTTGTTTTTCCATTAGAATTTTAATCCAGCAAATTTACTTAATTTATCTTCTTGCTTATTATACTCCTCTTCTTGCCCACTGTCAAGTATATCATCTTGTGCAGACTGTTCACAGTCATATAATTTCATCTTTCCACGGTCAATACCTACAACAAATCGTTTATTAATTGTAGGATCATGATATCTATTCTTTAACTGCTTGACCATAATTTGACTTAGACTCTCCAGTTCTTCAGTAGAGATAAGAGCAAACATAAGATCAGCAGTTGCAGGAAGGCCAAATGACTCAGAGGTATCGGTAAGATCAACATCAGAATTACCGTAACCAGAGCGAGTGGTTTGAGTAGCGGATACAATCGGTAGGTTCGCTTCGACAGCGAGACCTCGAAGTTCTTCTGCAATCGCTTTAATGTACGAGTAAGAGTTGACATTGCCATTTGCTTTGTATCTGGATGACGCACAGATATTTAAATAATCTATGAATATTATATCAGGTTTGAAAGATTTTTTCAATGCGAGTTCACTTAGCAGAGATTTAAAATGACCTGAATGTGCAGATGCAGTTGGATATTCTTTGATGATTAAAGTTCCTTGTGTTTTCTTTGCAAGGTTCGTAACTTTCTTTTCAAAAATTTGTTGTGGTAAATTTACTATGTCCTGTATTGGAACATTAAGTAAGTTAGCATCAATCCTTTCTGCAATTTTTTCTTCTGCCATTTCAAGAGTAACGTATAACACGTTCTTGCCTTGTAGAAGAGTAGCAGCGGCCATATGGCACATGAATAGAGACTTACCAACACCAGTGCCAGCAAGAGCAACGTTGAGAGTCTTATTAGGTAAACCACCTTTTGTAATCTTATTGAAGTAATCAAGGTCAAAGGGAATCTTATCCTCTTCTCTGTGATACGACTCATAACGTTCCTCATAGTCTTCAAGATAATCATGTCCTACTTGATTGTCAAAACTAACTGCGAGTGCATCAGAAAGAATACTTGGTATTGCATCTTGATTTTTCTTGTCGTTATTACCATCAGCAATCGCAATTGATTCTACTAATGCAAGATAGATTGCACGATCCTTACACCACTTCTCTGTGGTATCAAGTAACCACTGTAAATCATTTGGAGTATCATCTAATAATCCAACACAATCCTGTATCTTTCCAAATACATCATCTGTAATATCTGTTCTTTTCTCAGACTCAATAATTAAAGTTT